GTTGAAGATAGAGTTGATGAAGCAATAGAATATTGGCGCCAATATCACTTTGATGGTATTGAACGTGTATATCTTAAACAACAAATTACAGCAACAAGAATCGTAATTACAACCTCTGTAGGTGATCAATTTAATTTAGGTGAAACAATTACAGGTGGAACTTCAGGTGCTACAGCACAAATTACAAAAGAAGCACAAACACCACCAGTAGAAGGATTTGTTGAATCATCTGGTACAACACTCATTGTAAGAAATGTAAATGGTACATTCCAAGATGGTGAAACAATTACCGGGGCAGATTCAGGTACAACAGCAGTATTAGATACAAATGCTGTGACACTTGGCACGTATGATAACAAATATTTTGATTTACCTGATACTGTGTATGGTATTAATCGTGTAATTCCATTTTCTGGTGTATCTTCATCAAAAAATTTATTTGATCTTCAATATCAATTAAGATTAAATGATTTATATGATTTAACATCAACATCAATTATCTATTTTAAACAAGTTATGAGTCATATTGCTTTACTAGATTTAGAGTTAAATGGCCATGCTTTATATAGATTTAATCGTATGCAAGGTAGATTATTTTTAGATGTTAACTGGGAAACAGAATTAGTATTAGGCGAGTATATGGTTGTTGAATGTTACCGTGCATTAGATCCTACTCAATGGTCAAAAATTTACAATGAACCATGGCTAAAACATTACACAACAGCGTTGATCAAAAGACAATGGGCTGTTAACATTAAAAAATTCTCTGGCATCCAATTACCAGGTGGTGTAACATTAGATGGTGATTCTTTATATAATGAAGCAATGCAAGAGATTAATCAATTGGAAGAAGAATTAATTGTAAAATCAGCACCTCTTGAATTCTTCTTAGGATAATTATGGCTAGAAACCCCTACTTCACTCATGGAACATCTGAAGAACAGAATCTACGAGAAAGTATCATTATTGAATCGATACAAGTATATGGTCAAGATTTTTACTATATACCAAGAACTCTTATAGGTAAAGATGAAATCCTTGGTGAAGATAGACTATCAGAATTTAAACATGCATATCCAATAGAAATGTACCTTGAAACTTCAAGTGGATTTGAAGGCCAAGGCATGTTTATACAAAGATTTGGTGGTATGATGGTTGAACAAAGTGCCACACTTACTGTTGCTCGTAAGACATGGAATAATTTAGTAGGCATTCACGGTAGAACAATTATACCAGGTAGACCAAACGAAGGTGATCTTTTATATTTTCCCCTTACCGATGGTTTATTTGAAATTAAATTTGTACAACATCAAGATCCATTTTATCAATTAGGACAACTTTACGTCTATCGTCTTGAAGTTGAACTCTTTCAATATGCTTCTGAAAAAATCAATACAGGTATTCAAGCTATTGATGATTTTGAATCACTTAAATCATTCTCAACAGAGATTATTTCTGATGGTTCATTAGTACAAATTGATGTATTAACAAGAGGCTCAGGATATACTGGAGTACCTACCGTAACAGTTGCTGCACCAGCAAATGCAGCAGGTGCCACTGCAACAGCAACTACAACAATTAGTGGTGGCAGCGTAGATAGTGTAACAATGGTATATAAAGGTACAGAATATACTGGTGTTCCAATAGTAACATTTAGTGCTCCAACTTCTGGTGTGACGGCAACTGGTACTGCATCATATGCAAATGGTGAAGTAACAAGTATTACAATTACAAATCCAGGTTCAGGTTATACATCTGCACCAACTATTACAATTGATCCACCATCAGTATATCAAACAGCTACAGCAACTGCTGTACTTGGTACAGGTATCTATAGTGATCAAGTGGTTTCAATTACATTAGATACTCCAGGATTAGGTTATACAACAGAGCCTGTCGTGACATTATCAGGTGGTGGCACATCTGACCATGCTACATTATCTGCTGTTGTACAGAATATTGATATCCCTGATTCATTCGGTGATAATAATAAATTTAAAGAGGAAGCAGCTGATGTATTATTTTCAGAAGATAATCCATTTGGAGAGATTAGTTAATGCTTAATAATAGTACATATTATCATCAAGCAATAAGAAAATCTATTGTTGCATTTGGTAGATTATTTTCTGATATACGAATTGTTAGAAAAAATAAAGATGAAACCAAAGAACAAACAGTTAAAGTGCCTCTTACATATGCTCCAAAGGAAAAATGGTTAGTAAGATTAGAATCAGATCCTACCTTAGATAACTATACATATGTTTCATTACCTAGAATGTCATTTGAAATTGTAAGTTATATGTATGATTCACAAAGAAAAACAAACAAATTAAATAGAATTACATGTGAAAATTTAAATGGTACAAATAAGAAAAGTGTATTTTCACCTGCACCATATAATATTGATATTAGCTTATATGTTATTTCAAAAACACAAGAAGATGGTATGCAAATATTGGAACAAATATTACCTATTTTTACTCCTGAATATACATTATCAGTTCAGGCATTACCAGATTTAAATATTAAACAAGATGTACCAGTTATATTAAACTCAGTTCAAGTGAATGATGAATATGACGGTGATTTTCAAACAAGAAGATTTGTAACTCATACATTAAACTTTCAAATGAAAACAAATGTATATGGTAATGTAGGTGAACAAGGTATTGTACTTTCTTCTATTGCTAATTTAGAAGAACAAAATAGAACATATACAGCAACTGGTACTACACCTGATGATCCAATTGTAGAAAATAGGGAAGATGAATTTTAATGTCACAAACATATTTAGGTAATTCAAATCTAAAAGCAGCCGGCGTAAAAGTTAATTTTACAGAAGAACAAATAGTTGAACTTCGTAACTGTAGAAAAGATCCTATTTACTTTATAGAAAACTATTGTAAAATTATTACACTTGACCATGGCTTACAACCATTTATATTATATGAATGCCAAAGAAATAAGGTAAAAATTATACATGAAAATCGTAAAGTCATTCTTATGGAAGGTAGGCAGCAAGGTAAAACTACCACAAGTGCTGCGTACATTTTATGGTACACTCTATTTCAAGATTCGAAAACGGTCGCCATATTGGCAAACAAAGCAACCGCCGCGAGGGAAGTACTTAACCGATATCAATTAATGTATGAAAATCTACCTCTATGGTTACAACAAGGTGTTGTAACTTGGAATAAAGGTGATATTGCTTTAGAAAATAATGCAGTTGTATTCACGGCTGCAACAAGTGCATCTGGTATTCGTGGTAAGTCTGTTAACTTACTATATGTAGATGAAACAGCGATTATACCTAATAATGTAGCGGAGGAATTTTTTACATCGGTATATCCAACAATTTCTGCTGGTACTACCTCTAAGATATTGTTATCATCAACACCATTAGGATATAATCACTTTTGGCGGTTTTGGAATGATGCACAAGAAGGTAATAATGATTTTGTACCATTGTTTATACCATACACTGAAATACCAGGTAGAGATGAAAAATGGGCAGAAGAACAAAAAAGACAACTTGGTGAACTTAAATTTAACCAAGAGGTACTATGTACGTTTTTAGGCTCAAGTGCAACACTAATTCGCGCTGATGTAATAGCAAAGTTAAAACCTAAGAATAATAAATATACTAAAGATGGTCTTGATGTTTTTAATAAACCCATTAAAGACCATAATTATGTAATTGTTGTTGATACTGCAAAAGGTGTAGGTGGTGATTACTCTGCCTTTAGCATAATAGATATTACAAACATACCATATATACAAGTAGCAAAATATAGAGACAATAAGATTAGCCCTTTATTATATCCAAATATTATACATAAAGTGGCAAAAGAATATAATGATGCATATGTATTGATTGAAATTAATTCAAGCGAACAAGTTCCAACAATATTATATAGTGAATTAGAATATGAAAATTTACTTTTTGTAAACATGAGTTCAGCTGGACAAGTAGTTTCTGGTGGGTTTGGAGGAGGACAAACCAGATTAGGTGTACAAACAGATAAAAAAGTAAAAAGAATTGGCTGTACAAATTTTAAATCAATGGTAGAAGAGAATAAATTACTTATTCAAGATATTGATACCATTGCTGAGTTATCAACCTTTATTGAGAGAAGAGGATCATATTCTGCAGATGAGGGTTATCATGATGATCTTGTAATGACTTTAGTATTGTTTAGTTGGTTAACTTCTAATCCATACTTTAAAGATTTAAATGATGTTAATTTAAGAGAAGAAATGTATAAAACACATATACAACATATTGAAAATGAATTAACACCATTTGGTTTTATTGATGATGGCAGAGAACTGCCCGAAGATAAAACTTTGATTAATTTTTGAAAAAAATAAATATATAAATATATGAATAAGAGGTGACTCTCATATATAGTTCATAAATTAAGGAGAAACAAAATGCCGTTTCAATTATCTCCAGGGGTAGCTGTAACCGAACAAGATTTAACACTTCTTGTGCCTGCGGTTTCGACTTCAGCAGGTGCATATGCCGGTGCATTTACATGGGGGCCTGTTGAGGATCCAGTTACTATTTCATCTGAAAATGTTTTAGTAGAAAGATTTGGTAAACCAACAGATTCCAACGCACAATCGTTCTTTACTGCAGCAAACTTCCTATCATATACAAACAATTGATTGGTTGTAAGAGCAGATACTGCAAGCTCAGTTAATGCTGTTGCAATTCAAACAGGTTCTGTAACAAGTTTTACAATCACCCAAGGTGGTGATTCTTATGTATCTGCACCAACAGTTACACTTTCAGCTCCAGATATTCCAGGTGGTGTACAAGCTACAGCAACTGCCGTATTAACTGGTGACGCTGTAACTGATATTACAGTTGTTAATGGTGGTACTGGTTATACATCACCACCAACTGTTACAATTGGTACTTCTGGTGGTACCTCAGCAACTGCTGACGCAGTGATTGCTACTGGTGGTATTAAAATTAAAAACTTTGACCAATATAATAATAACTATTTAAATGGTGCTGGTGTGATTGGTGAATGGGCAGCTAAATATCCTGGCGCTTTAGGTAATTCACTTAAAGTTTCT